TATTAATAGTGGGGACACCAAGGATTATCCGGTAGGTTCAGTAGTACCTGGAGGTAACGCAACAATAGTGGGGATAACAGGAGATACATGTACACTTGACTTCAACCCACCATTAGCAGGAAAAGACTTAAGTATTGTGGTAACACTAAAGAAAATTAATATATTCCCAACAGACGTATAAAAACAAAAACAAACAAACAAAAAAAATAAAAAAATGGATAAAGTAAAAGTAGGAGATAACGTAAAAGTACAATATATTGGTCGTCTAATGGACGGCACAGAGTTCGATAACTCTAGAACTAGAAATGAGGGTGAAGGGTTAAATTTTATAATTGGTGATGGTAAATTATTAAAAGGGTTTAATGACGCTGTAGTGGGGTTAAAAATTGGTGAAAAAGCTAATGTAACTCTAAATGAAGAAGAAGCTTATGGAAAGTATATACCAGAAGCGGTCATGGAAGTTAAAAAAACAGATTTTCCACCCAATATGAAATTTGAGTTAAATACTCTTGTCCAAGGACAAAATCCTGACGGTCAACCGATACAGGCAAAAATAATTAATATAGAGGAGGAATATATTAAATTAGATTTAAATCATCCATTAGCTGGAGAAGGGTTAACTTTTGAGATTGAGTTAGTAGAAGTAGTAAAGTAAAAAAAATTGTTTAACCCTTTAAAGATGTTACGTGATAAGAACATTATTAGTTGACGGAAATTCCTTATTAAACACAGGTTTTCATGGTATAAAAAATATGTATAATGGTAGTGACCACATAGGTGGGTTGTACCATTTTCTAAATACTCTAAGAAAACACATTGATACTTATCTTATAACAAAAGTTGTTGTGTTTTGGGATGGGAAGGAAAATACTTACCCACGTCTTAAATTATACCCAGATTATAAATTAAGTAGAAGATTAAAAAAGAAATCAGAAGATGATTTACAGTCTTATGCTAGACAAAAATTACGAATACAAGAATACTTAGAAGAATTTTATATTAGACAATCCACCTTCGATTTGTGTGAAGCTGATGATTGTATAGGATATTATTGTGAAAAATCTAAAGATGAAGAAATTATCGTTCTTACTTCAGATAGAGACCTACTACAGTTAATAGCACCTAAAGTATCGTTATACATCTTATCATTAAATGAGTTATTTAAATCAGGAGATAAAGTACCTTTAAATGGTATTAATATCCCACATAACAATGTAAGGTTAGTTAAAACTATTTGTGGTGATTCTTCTGACAATATATATGGTATAAAAATGGTTGGATTAAAATCACTAATAAAGATAAAACCAGAAATACTAGAAGAGAATGTGACTTTAGAACAGGTTATAGAAACAATTAACCTAAAAGATAAACTCACTCAGAAAGAGAAAAATATAATAGGTGGGATAACACAGAAATCAACAATTAAAGAACAAAATGTACTAGATATTAATTATAATATCATAGGTATAGGGAAACAATTTTTAACCAAAGAAGCCGTAAACGGAATAAATGAACTATCAAAAGAAGCTATAGACCCAGAAGGTAGACACTGGAAAAACGCTTTGGACTTGATGATGTCAGATGGTTTACTTAATATTTTACCTAAGAAAGATGATTCTTGGGTAGACTTTGTAAGACCATTTTTAAGGCTTACTAGAATAGAGAAAGATTTTTATAAACAAAAAACAAAATAAATTAATATGGAAAAGAATAAAGATAATGCACAAAAATGCGAATTCTTATTAAAATTAAATGATAATATCGTTTGCCAAAGATATTTTACAGTAAGAAATTTTAATAATAAAGCCGCAAATTCATTAGATTTACATGAAACAGTATCATGGATAATGTACGATTTAAGGGACGATTTAAAATACAGAACCTCCAACCTGTTGGATGCTAATTACGTAGACAACCAAAGAAACAGAGGTCTGGATACAACACAAGAACACTTCTCAATAACTATAAAGATTGGAACAAGAGAAGTTTATGTCAGAATTATACGCGCAGATATATACCCACCTAAGGTCAGATTTAGTGTTGATATACGGCCACAACTAAATAAGATACTTAAAGAATTAACACAAGTACTATCTTCACAAAAAGTTACATGTAACTACCAAGATTACTCACTTAATGTTTGGTAATATACTATTTATTTTAAAGGAAATTAAACAATGAATGACAATAAAAATTTTGGATATCTAGGACACAGCTTTCAACTCAAACTTATAAATTTAATAATAACCGACAAAAGCTTTTTTACATCAATCATAGATGTGATTGTACCAAAATATTTCGACAACCAATACTTTAAATTGATAATGCAGTTAGTAAAAGAATACTACCAAAATTATCAAATTGCACCATCATTTGATGCTTTAGACCAATTGACACGTATTGAAATTGGTTCAGAAATGGCAAAAAAATATGTTTTTGATATGTTAAAAGAAGTTAAAGACGCATCATTTGAAGACCACTTATTTATTAAAGAAAAAGCTATAAAGTTTTGTAAACAACAAGAACTTAAAAAAGCCATACGTAAAGTAGAATCTATAATGGAAAAAGGTGATTTTGAAAGTTATGATATGTGTGAAGAGTATATTAGAGAAGCAATTCAGGCTGGTGAAGTTACTAATGAGGATTTTGAGGTGTTTACACAAATGGAGAAACTATTAGAGGAAGACTATAGACACCCAATACCTACTGGTATAGATGGGTTAGATAATATACTAAATGGTGGTTTAGCAAAAGGGGAAATAGGTGTTGTATTAGCACCTACAGGGGTAGGTAAAACAACAATGTTAACTAGATTTGCTAATACAGCTTTTAATATGGGGTATAATGTCCTACAAATATTTTTTGAAGATAATCCAAAAATAATACAGAGAAAACATTTTACTTGTTGGACTGGGATAGTCAATGACGAATTGAGTAATCATAAAGAAACTGTCTTAGATAAAGCTGATGAAATGAAAAAAACTGGTGGTAAACTAATACTTAAAAAATTACCGTCAGACGAAATGACAATACTACAAATTAAAAACCAAGTAAGAAAAATCATTTCTGAAGGTACTAAGATAGATATTATACTTATAGATTATATTGATTGTATATTGCCAGACCGTTCATTTAATGATGAATGGAAAGGTGAAGGTTCTGTTATGAGAAAATTTGAGGGTATGTGTCACGAACTTAATATCGCTGGGTGGACGGCAACACAAGGAAACAGGAGTTCAATATCCTCTGATGTTGTAACAACCGACCAAATGGGAGGCTCAATCAAAAAAGCACAAGTAGGTCACGTAATAATATCAGTAGCAAAAACATTACAACAAAAAGAAATGGGTCTAGCTACTATAGCTATAGTAAAATCTAGATTAGGTAGAGACGGTGTTATATTTGAGAATTGTAAATTCGATAATGGTACCTTAGAGATAGACACAGAAACAACCCAAACATTTCTAGGGTTTGAGAAAGAAAAAGTTGATAGAAATAGAGAGAGGGTCGCCCAAGCTCTACAAAGAAGGCAACAAGTAATAAATAAAAATAACTAATAAAAATAAAAATATGGAAGTATCGAATAAGATTCTATCGGATATTACTGTTCACATGAAATACGCAAAGTATATACCCGAGTTAAATAGAAGAGAGACGTGGGATGAACTGGTTACCAGAAATAAAAAAATGCATCAGAAGAAGTACCCTCATTTAAAAGACGAAATTAATGAAAAATATCAATTGGTGTACGATAAAAAAGTATTACCATCAATGAGAAGTATGCAGTTTGGTGGTAAACCCATAGAAATCTCACCTAATAGAATTTATAATTGTGCATATCTTCCAATCGACCACATAGACTCTTTTAGTGAAACAATGTTTTTATTATTAGGGGGTACTGGTGTAGGTTACTCAGTACAAAAACATCACGTAGAAAAATTACCAGTAATACAACACCCATACCCAAAAAGAAAACGTAGATTCTTAATTGGGGACTCAATAGAAGGTTGGGCAGATTCGATTAAGGTATTAATGAAATCATATATGAATGGTGGTGGGTCTAGAGTAGAATTTGATTATACGGATATTAGAGCTAAAGGTGCAAGATTAATAACTTCAGGTGGTAAAGCACCAGGACCACAACCATTAAAAGAGTGTTTAGTAAAGATTGAAGGGATTTTATCTCAGAAAGAAAATGGAGAACACTTAACTACACTTGAAGTACATGATATTGTCTGTTATATAGCAGATGCAGTTTTAGCTGGAGGAATAAGACGAGCTGCACTTATTAGTCTATTTAGTGCGGATGACAATGAAATGATTGGTTGTAAATCTGGTAAATGGTATGAAAAAAACCCACAAAGAGGTAGAGCTAATAACTCAGCTTGTTTAATGAGACATAAAATCACAAAAGACTTTTTTATGGACTTATGGAAAAGAGTTGAATTATCAGGAGCAGGAGAACCAGGAATTTATCTAAATAATGATAAAGATTGGGGAACTAATCCATGTTGTGAAATCGCTTTAAGACCATATCAATTTTGTAATTTGTGTGAAGTAAATGTTTCTAACATACACTCACAAGACGACTTAAATGAAAGAGTAAAGACAGCAGCATTCATAGGTACACTCCAAGCTGGATACACATCTTTCCATTATCTTAGAGAAATATGGCAAGAAACAACTGAAAAAGATGCTTTAATTGGTGTATCCATGACTGGTATAGGTTCGGGTAGAGTATTGAAGTATGATATGAAAAAAGCAGCAAGTCTAGTTAAGAGAGAGAATACTAGAGTATCTAAATTACTAGAAATTAACCAAGCGGCTAGATGTACTACGGTAAAACCAGCTGGAACTACATCATTAACACTGGGTACATCATCCGGTATACATGCATGGCATAATGATTTCTATATTAGAAGAATTAGAGTAGGTAAGAATGAAGCAATATACACTTACTTAAAAGTAAATCACCCAACACTAGTAGAGGACGATTACTTCAGACCACACGATACAGCGGTAATTAGCATTCCACAAAAAGCCCCAAAAGGGTCTATTATGAGAACAGAATCACCCTTCCAACTTCTAGAAAGAGTTAAAAAGGTAGCTTCAGAATGGGTGAGAAGTGGACATAGGAAAGGTTCTAATTCACATAATGTGTCTGCAACAATTAGTTTAAAAGAAGATGAGTGGGATAAAGCTGGTGAATGGATGTGGGAAAATAGAAAACACTATAATGGACTTTCAGTATTACCATACGATGGTGGTTCGTATATACAAGCTCCATTTGAAGACACGACTAAGGAGATTTATAAGGATATGATGGAAAGTCTTACTGAGATAGATTTATCTAAAGTTGTTGAATTAGAGGATAACACAGACTTATCTGGGGAATTAGCGTGTGCAGGTGGGACATGTGAAATAGATGTTGATTTAAAGTCACTAAATAAACTGAATAATGGCACAACAAAAGAAGTAGAAATTAGTGAAGCATAAACTAAGTAAAGAAATTTTATACCACTTTAATTGTGGTAAATGTAATAAATGGTGGTCAATTGCTGACTACCATTTGTTTTCTAATAATGTACCAGAAAATGAAAAAAAGGTACCTATGTTAATAACATGTCCCCACTGTGGACATAAAGAAGAATTAAAAGAGGAAAAAAATGAGAACAGATGATTGGATTACAGAACTACATTATAAAGAATATATTAAACCAAAGTTACAACCAGACGATTTTTATTGGGAATATGGTAAGGTAGTTATGACAGAAGAATATCACAAAAGGAGAGGTAGTTGTTGTGGCGGTGGTTGTAAACACTGTCCATATTGGCCCACACATCAAAAGAGTAGTGGTAAACTTAAAACAAACTAATCTTCGAAGTATTTATTATAAAAAAGAATGCCAAATCAAAAGTACGGTATAACGTTTCCATTTAAGGATAGTCAAGAAGGATTATTCTTATCTACAAATGACTTACCTGATGACGAAGTCAGGTCCAATCTAATGCACCTTATTCTAACATTGAAAGGGTCTAGGTATTTTTTACCTGATTTTGGGACTAACCTGATGAAATATATATTTGAACCTTTAGATGGTGGCACTAAGAAAGTAATAGAAAAAGAAATACGTGAAGCGGTAAAGAAGTTTATACCTAATTTACAAATAACTAAGGTAGATGTTAAGACCTTAGAAGATATTAAAATAGAAGAAGAAACACAAACTTTAGATGGTCGTGTTGATGATAAGACATTTAGTTTTGTTGGTGAATTACAAGAACATTACACTATTAGAGTAAGGATTGATTATAGTGTTGGTGCTGGTGTATTCGAATCAAGAGATTTTGTTGTAATAAATTTATAATATGGCAGAGAAAAAAATAGCATATACAGAAAGAGATTTTTTAGGGATAAGAAATGAATTAGTTAGGTTAACTAATACCTATTACCCAGATTTAATCAAAAACACAAATGACGCTTCATTATATTCAGTATTTTTAGATTTAAATGCTGCAGTAGCAGATAATCTAAATTTTCAGATAGATAGAACATTCCAGGAAACAGTACTACAGTACGCTCAAGAAAGAAGTTCTTTATACAATATAGCAAGAACATACGGTTTAAAAATACCAGGATTAAGACCTTCTGTTACTGTATGTGATATTTCTGTTACTGTACCAGCACTAGGAGATAAAGAAGATTTTAAATATCTAGGGTTACTTAGAGCAGGAGCTCAATTTAGAGGTGGGGGAACAGTATTTGAATTGATTAATGATAGTGACTTTTCATCACCATATAGTGTAGATGGGGTACCTAATAGAACAAAGATTCCTAATTTCGATACTAACGGTATATTAAAGAATTATACAATAACCAAAAGAGAAGTTGTGGTTAATGGAGTAACAAAAGTATTTAAGAAAGAAATAACAGATGTACTATCTAAACCATTTTATAAATTATTTTTACCAGAAACTAATGTTATTGGTGTAACATCAGTGATACAAAAAGAAGGAACAGGATACCAAGCATTACCAACGAGTGTAGAATTCTTATCTAATGTTATGGATAGATGGTACGAAGTAGATGCGTTAGCTCAATCAGAAGTTTTTGTTGAAGACCCATCGTCACCACCAGATAAAACAGGTATTAAAGTTGGTAAATATATTGAAGCTAATCAGAGATTTGTTACTGAGTACACACCAGAAGGTTATTTCTTTTTAACATTTGGAGCTGGTAATCAAACACCACAAGACCTACTAGATGATTTTACTTCTAAAGGTGTTAAATTAGATATGTCTAAATTTATGAATAATACCGCTTTAGGTAATATGGTTAAACCAAATAGTACTATTTTTATACAATATAGAGTTGGTGGAGGTAAAAGCTCCAATGTAGGTGCAGGGGCTATTAATAGTTTAGGTACAGTAGATTTCACTGTAGCAGGACCTAGTCAACAAGTTAATCAAGCAGTTAAAGGTAGCCTGTCAGTTACTAATGTAACCGCAGCTATAGGTGGAGCAGACCAGATGTCTGAAGAAGAAATAAGAAATTATGTATCATTTAATTTTGCGGCACAAAATAGAAGTGTAACAATAAATGATTATGTTTCTAAACTAAGAACTATGCCCTCCACATTTGGTGCACCCGCAAAAGCAGGGGCTACTGAAGTAGAGAATAAAATAATGTTAAATATATTATCTTATACACCCGACGGTAAACTAACCTCAAATGTAACATCTACTCTTAAAAATAATATAAGTACGTACCTATCTAACTACAGACTATTAAATGACTATATAAGTGTTGGTTCAGCAAAAGTAATAGATTTATCTTTTATGATAGATTTAATTTTAGATAAGTCAGCAAATCAAGGTGATATTGTTACAAATGTAATAACAAAAATAGCAGATTACTTTTCACCTAATAACATTGAGATGGGACAAGACCTATCCTTAGGTGCACTTAGAGGAGATATAATAAATCAACCAGGTGTTATTAATATTGCGGATTTTAAAGTATATAATAAAGTAGGTGGAAATTATTCACAATCAGTAACAGCACAACCATACATAAATGTTGCGACTAAAGAAATTGGTTTATTGGATGATACTGTATTTGCACAACCTAATGAGATACTACAGATTAGATTCCCACAAAAAGATATAGCTGTTAGGGTTAAAAAACCAAACAAACCCACCTTTTCTTAATCTTTACTAAAATTATACTAAACTTATAATTAGTTTTAATAGAATAACTATTTATTTAGTAAAGAAAAATATGCCCAAATCATATAGAATAAGAACAGATGTAGGTCAGGATAAAAAAGTAACATTTGAATTAAAACAAGATTTTGATTTATTAGAGATTTTAAGCCTTTCCTTAAGCCAAAAAGACGTATACACTAGAATGTGTTCTGATTTTGGTGTGGTTGTGGGTAGGGTAGTGGTTAATAATGGATACGGGGTCCCTAATTGTAAAGTTTCTATATTTGTCCCACTCGATAATGAAGATGAGGATAATGAAATAATATCACAGCTTTACCCATATAAACAACCATTTGAAAAAAATAGTGACGGGATAAGATATAATTTATTAAGTTCTGAACCAACGTTTGACTGCCATGTAGCAGTAGGGAGTTTCCCAACCGTAAATAATGTATTGAAGAGTAAGGATGTAGATTACGTATATAAAAAATACTATAGATATACTGCTAGAACTAATCAAGCAGGTGACTTTATGATATACGGGGTACCTGTAGGAGAACAACAAATAATCATGGATGTGGATTTAAGTGATATTGGGTGTTTCTCTTTTCTACCACAAGATTTTAAAGAGAAAGGTTATCCAGAATCAGATTTTGACGGACCAAGATTCAGAAAAGACATAGAAATAGATTCATTACCACAAATAGTTAATAGTCAACAAACTATAAATGTTTCACCATTCTGGGGAGACGAAAGACAATGTCAAGCATCCATAAGTAGAGTAGATTTTGATTTAGGGAATTCAGGTGTTAAAATAGAACCACTATCTGTTTTTATGGGTAGTACAGCAACAGATACAGGTAAGAACTCAGTAAATAAAAAATGTACACCAAGAAAACACCAAGGAGAGTTATGTGACTTGAAAACTAAACGAGGTATTATTGATTGTGTTAGATATACACCATTTTTTACTGAAGACGAAGATGCTTATGGTACTGACGGTAATTTTGGTGGGACAGTCCCAGTTCTAGAGAGATTTTATTTTAATGATGGTGGTAGAGTGGTGGACGAGAACGGAGCCTTCTTGGTACATGTACCAATGAACCTAGACCATGTTATTACCGATGAGTTCGGTAACTTAGTACTGTCAAACGACCCAACAAAAGGTGTCGCAACACGGTCCAGAGTTAGATTTAGAATTAGACCAGAACAAGCGGAAGGTGGTGCAAGAAAAAGAAGAATTGGAACTTATTTAGTCCCTAATGTAAGAGAATTTTATACTGAGAATAATAATAATGGTGATTGGCCTGGGATAGATAGAAGGTCTTATGCTTTTTCCATAAAATATAGTGACTATCATCCTTATGCACAAGAAAAATTAATACCAGCAGGTAAAGATTTCTTCTATGATATGTTATTTAATAGGGTTTATGCCCCTGCACAATTTCATGACCACTCGAAAGACAGTGCTATGTTTAGTTCTAGACGTAGATTTACTGGTGTAAAACAAATAGTACCAGAAGCAAAAGACCAATGCTTTGATAACGCAATGCCATTCCCAATTAATAACGCTCTAAGAATGTTTAAATGGAGTATATTATTAAGTGATATATTAATAACACTTATGGCGATGCTATATGCATTTTTAACCGTTCTAGTTAGTTATATAGCATTAATACTTGGTTTTATATTATCACCTATATTAAGAATAGTATTGGCTGTGTGTAAGTTTTGGTGTAAACTATGGTTAAAGAAGATAAACTTCCATTTAGGGTGGCCGTTTAAAAAGACCTGGACAATTGTAAATTTCAGTAAATTTATACCAACACCACCAAAAATATGTGCAAAATTAACATTAAACGGGTCTGATTGTGCTGAAAATTGTAAATTTTATGGTTTAAAATTAGGCTTTGTATTATTTTCATTAAGACAGAAAAAATATCCAGACTGTGTAAAATGTGCTTGTAGAGAACAGGCAAATAGTGAATTAGGTACTTTAGGTACTAATTTTCTTTGTCCTGATGAACCACCAGCTGCAGGAGATACTACAACAACAGGTGACCCATGTCCAGTTGGGAACGCGTCAAATGACTCAGCAGCATCTGGAAATTGGGAACATGATTGTTGTAGTGGGAATTTAGATGAATTATGTTGTCCAGACACATATGGGTTCGACTCATCAGTAGCTTATCCAAATGGGTTACCTGGGGCATCAGCAAATAGTTATGATGGTATAGCTGGTGGTGGGTGTTACGTAAAAGTTATATGTATTAACCCAAAATGTTTGTTAGAAAACATGCATCTTAGGATTGTTAGAGAATGGATGAGAAGACAAAAGATAGTAACCGCTTTATGTAAAGGTCTTATGAATTATTTCTGGGAAAATAACTGGGTAAGTGGATTTTTATACCAATTCCAATTTAAAGCCAAATTGAAATTTAGTAATAACTACATAGTGCCAAATCCACCTAGTATAAAAGACTCAGACCCACATGCTGGTGAACCATTTGAAACATACGCAACAGACTCAAAGTACTGTAAAAAATTAGTATATCTCCACCCAACAGAACATACATTTTACTATAGGTCCACTCCTTTCAGAGCAAAATATGAAAGATTTATAGGTGATACTGATGGTATAAAAGGTGGTAATAGTAGTGATAATGAACACTCACAAGGAGATATGACTAGACATATTTTATATCCTACAACCATAACAGATATGGGGTCAAGAAATCAGTGCATACAACAAATATGTTATGATAGTAAATTCGGTGAAGAATGCTCAACTACAGACCAAATAGGTAGTACCACTTTCCAGAATATAGGAGATTTAATTTCTGATATATACGATATTAAGATGGACTACCCGTTTACAATTAGAAGGACACTATTTAATAGACCATCTCAAAATATAGGTGGGGATGTTGGACAAGCTTTAATGCAAAATTCTATGGTTGGCGTAGTAGGGTATCAAACAAATATGGGTGGTACGGACTGTAATTGTGGTAATCCACCAGCAACAACTACATCACCCGTACCTATTTATCCAGAACCAAACTCAAATTATACCACTTATATACCTAATGCTTTAAATGCTGGTGGGAATAAATATAATATAGCTTGGGCACCATTAACTTATACAGCTTCTTCACAAACAATAATGACGGGCCAAGATTTAATAGATTGTTTAACAGATGAATTGAATTTATCTTCACAAATAATACCATATTATATGTGGCAATATCATAGTAGTAATGATGAATTTGGTGGTCTATATAATGATTGGAATGGTAGAGTTGGTGTATACAAGTACACCAAACAACTAGACGGAGCTGGTATGCAGTTAATAGGGGCTAGACATACAACAACTGCTGGAAATACAGGTCCGGGTGCCAGTATAAACCCAATACCTGAAACTGCAGGAGGTGCACCAAGTTTAAATAGTGGTAGTTTCCAAGATGATTTGGGGTCATCACGTACAGGTGGTGTTATAGATTGGACAGGTGCGGCACCTTATCCTAATTATCCTATGCAAGACCATTATCCACCTCTAGTACTTGGTACTGAGTCACCAATCGTATTCTCCCAAGGACTATACTATTATTTTGGTGTTAGACCAGGAAAGACATCATTTAATACTTTTGTAAGGATGTACATAAATGAAGAATTAGCGGATACAGTAATATAATGGGTGATAATAAAAATATAAGGATTGTAAGGGGTAGTCAGAGATTTGCAGGCTCACCAGATAGAGATATAAGACTTATACCATATATAGATGTTGATAGAAGAGAGTTAATACAAGGTAATAGAAACAGAGTATTAAATTTGGTAGAACAGTTCCAAACAGAAAGAGAATACTGTTCCGCATATAGATTTTATGGTAAAATAGATGTTGTCTATAATAATGTTATAACTGGTAAGACAGATGATAGTAAGTTTCTTGAAAGTATGTATTTTTTACCTGACTGGGAAGGATGTAGAGATAATACAATAATGTATAATGGGTCACCACACCCAAATTCAGGACCACCTTGTTACGGATTACCACCATCAATGTCTTTTAGTATGATTCCACCACAAGATTATGGTAGTTCTGATATGACTACATCTTATAATGAAGTTACATCATATCAGGATAATTGGGTTATATATATTTCATATGTGTGTAGTTCAGATAGTGGACAAACAATGGAATATTATAGTGAATATAACACACCCAGTGGTATACAATTTAAGGCTGGAGATGGTATTCCATTTATAATGTCTGAAGAAGTAAACGGCAGAACCACTATAGTTAGGTTAACAACACCAGTCCCACACGGTGTTAAACCAGGAGACTTTATAGAGTTACAGAATACACCAACAGCTATAGGTGGGGCCACAGTTATAGGTAATCTACCTATAGATTATGTAATAACTGGAACAACATACACCACAAACCAATATAGGTTTAAGGTAGATTCTATAGGTAGTGTTTCAGCCAACTCAAAAGACTATGTTATTAATCTACTAGTTAAATCAGTAGGTACAACAAATATAACACAGAATTCCATGGGGACATTCAAAAGGATAACTAATATTTCGTACCCCACTAGAAGTAAATCAATATATTATATGCATAAACATATGTTGATAACTAACCCACAAGACTATAGTTTAGATAGAACAGGATTTGAGTTCGGTATATATAAAGAAAAAGGTAGACACTTTAAATCAAAGAAAACACCAGCCGGATACCCAGAAAAAACAATTATAAGACAAGAATTTGAGTCATTTTTATGGAATATAAATAAAGATATAGATAGAGAATTATATAGAGATAATTTAGGTAGACCAGTTGGTGATTACTATTTAAGTATTTTTCCAGCAAATAGAAACTTATTATGGCATTGGAATACAACAGCCTCACCAAAATCACCAGCTGGATATGGTTGGGGTTGGAATTTTAGGAAAGATAGTAAGGTAGACCCATTTGTAGATAATGATAGTAACCCCACTAATATAAACCAAACTACAACTAATGGTGTGTCTTTACCACTTAGTGGTGATACATTTAGAGGGGCTTTTGTGGAATACAACCCTTTTGAGTTAAAAGAAAATATAATATCTAATATAAGTCATTCATTAAAATATAATAAAGGTGATGGTGGAACTGACTATATGGCAAATGATACAGGGGGTCAGATAGAATCCCTATATCAGTATAACCCACATAATGTAATACCGGTTAGAAAGTTTGCTACATCTATAAACACAGAAACACAATTTGATTTAGCACCACAATACGCTAAATATTCTACTGTAGAATCTAAATTTAGATGGAGACCAGTATTACCTATAGGGGTTTATGATACTGATGAAAATGGGGTGGATTATCCATACCTTAATGATGCACATTACCCATACCAAGAACTAGAGTTCACTTTAAAACCTATAGGTCCTGTCCTAACTGACTGTAACCCTAATTTAGATGTATTATTAGCACCATGTTATACGTCTGAAACAATAACACAATTAGCACAATTTACTGATGGGTGTAACTAGAATACAAATAAAAGCCTCAGTAGGGGATAAAAAGGTGACTATTCCGTTAGGCCAAGTTTTTGAGGAAACAGGGCGTGAACAGTTAATAGAGACATGGGAAGAAGTTAAAATCCAAGACGCTGTTAACCCAATAAACGACTACGAAACCACAAAATATTACCATAACAATTCAACAAATCAAGGTAATATATTTTACCGATTTGAATTTTGGGATGAAAATAATTCACAATATGAAAATAGTTTTAACCCACTTGGGTATCTAGATAAAGAGTTAGCTAAAGATAAAAAAGCATTTGTAAAAAGTTTCTTTAAATTAGATTTTTATGACACACCTATTAGAAAAGAACAAAAATTAATGTTTTCCATGATTATGCCTGCTAATAATTGTAAAAAGCAGAAAGAAGTTGATATTAGTAAAATCGAGGACCCGATAGAATACTACACACAAGAATCAAAAGGGATATACCCGATAAGATATAAAATATATACACCAGAAGTACAATTAGGTCCATTCTCTGGTAAGAATGAAAATTACTACATACATTGGTTAAAAGATAGAGAACTTTATACCGGGGATACATTTTATATGGCTTGTAATTTCTTTAATGCTAAAACAGGTAAATCTACTAGAATGGTAAATAGAGATTATACAGCTGGAGCGTCACCACAACCAGAAGGATTATACGACCCAATAGAATGGTACTATTATCAGGTAATACTTACAATTGACAAAGCCCAAACACCAATATATAGTTATAGTGTAAAAAGGTTTAATAGTAGTATAATGGCTACTAATATTGCTACAGGTTTAAGTGTGGGGCCACAGGTAGGATTTGGTGATGGGACAGCACTTAATCTAGGTCAACCAATAAAGTTTTTTCAAAGTCATTTACCTTAATATATGGAAACACAACAATATAGAATAACAAGATTAAATCCAGGAATTAATTTTAGTATACCATGTAGTGGTGGTACTGATTATTGGCCTATAAATACAAGTTGGAACTGTAGTGGGCTTACCATGTACCAATCCACTGGGATTCAAATTATGAACGCTATTGATTTTGATATTAATAATTTTCCTGAAGAACTAAGAGATTGTTCATCCTCTAATCCATGTGTTATCCTGTGGGACCTAAACCCAACATCTCACCCATCCCACTGTAATAACATAGGTGGGTATAATTATGTTAAATTTACTGGGTTAAAATTAACTTCAGGTGCTACAACTTACAATAAAACATATAATGAGTTAGTGCCAGCAGTGTACGCTTTAAATAATTTAACAACTTCTATTTCCTTACAATTACAAACTAATATGGGAGCATGGTTTGAACCAATTATAGCACCTTGTGGGTGTGATAATTCATACCTTGGTGCGGACCTATATAAATTAACAACATTATTAACACAAGATATTAATGATATTGGTCATTATAGTATATGGGATGGTAATATGGCACAAAAAGAAGTATTTGCTAATTTTGTTTATTCTGGTGCATCAAGTGGTTGGGGGATAAAATTATTTAACACAACAGATTTTGGTTACTATCCATCATTACAGGATTCAGAATATGAAATTAATTGGGGTGATGGTATAATTGAGACATTACAATACCCAACACTTGCAAATGAACATATATATTGCCCAATACCAACTTGTCCCCCAAGACAATACACTATAACAATCACACATCAAACACCTTGGGGACCAGCTTCATCTGCTAAAGTTATTACTATACCATATAAAGATTACATAGGTTTATTAATGGAACCATATGTTGCGTCTAATAGTTGGACTGGAGGTACAGGACTAGGTTCACAACAATTTACATATACCTATACCCCACCAAATACAACAGCACAAACAATATCTACAGCTTATCATGCTATGTACCCATCATCTCCACTAGATTCAGGTACAGATATAAATCAGTATAGTGGTATGGGGTTTGATACGGTATTAAATACTGCACCATGTTTTACTGTGTCTGGGGTTACAGACAGTATGTTAGGTTCATTCAAACAATATACAGGAGCAACAAATTCAAACTTCTTGCCACCTGGATATAGGTTATTTGATGAGATATCTATAGCTGGAGATGTGTTAGACCCAATAACAGATAACTATGTTCCAGGTATATTAGGAAAGATAAATAGTGCTTCTGCACAATATACAGCCTATACATTATATTCATCGGTAAACCAACGAACACCTATAGATTTTTATGATTTTCCAGACGGGATAACTATTTTTATAGCTGAGAGTTGTGGTTTAGATGCTTTAGCTTTTGGTGGTGGTGAATGTTATGAATGCCCTACAGATACATGTGAGTGGTGTTTAACTAAAGATGAATACATAGATAGGACAAGTGGGAATCCAAATTCAGGGCTACCCCTCACAACACCATCACCTAAAACAACACAAGGACTATGGAATAACTATCAAAATTATGTAGAGGGGGATATAGTATTCGATAAAACATTTAATGATTGTTGTTGTTATATGGCTTTGGTT